AAGAAGCTGCAAGGGACTGGGAAAAGGAGAGAGTAGGCGAAACAGAAGCAGGAAGAGTATACAAAGAACCAGAAGAATGGCTTGGTTCACAGTATGAAGCTATGCTTGATCCAGATAATAAAAAAGACTCTATGTATATAGATAGGGATAGTTTTGATACTTGGAACAGTTGGGTTAGAAAGAATGGATCAAAGCTACGAGACAAAGGTGTTTTCTATACAACAGCTGGGGGTAGAAGGATTGTAGACCCAAAAACAGGAGAAGTAGTAACCTCTGAAATGGGTCTGTTTATTACCACTAATGAAAGAAAAGCAAACTCTTTTAAAATGAGAATGGAGAAGAATCCTTACAACACTACTGTGCTGGATTCTGAACTTGTAAACGCGTTAGGTTATGCACACAACCGAAAGCCTGAAGACAACATGGTTGTAGAAGTACACGATGATCAAGGTAATCCTGTTTGGTATCAATCTACTAACTCTCAAGACTTAGATGCAACAGTAACACAAGCTAATGCTTTGTTCGCTGGGTCTAGTTACACAGTGCAACCGGCTAAAGAAGTAGAAACGCATTTACGCGAAAGGAAAGCTAAGTTACCTCAAGAAGAACCAGATACTAGAAATTTAGAGTTTGATGATGACGGCGAGGTTATAGAGGACGACGTTGATACGGATGAACTAGGATTTGAACGAGAGAGTCAAATTGCAGGGATCGCAGAGAGAGCTGAACAATTAGATGTGCCAGAAATATCTGATGATCCTCCTATTTTAGATAGGACTAAACAAGGTTGGGCACCTGGTAGGGGTAGAGACGAGACATTAAAAACGACAGCTAGAACCCTATTTCCAGTGCAGGCTGTATATAACGGACCTATGGAATCTGACTTAGCAGCAGGTTTTTATTCTGACTCGTTACTAAATGCTTATGTAAAAGTAGCGCAAGCAAACCCTAATAATCTATATATCATTCAAGAAAATAATAATGAGCGATACGAGATACGTAGGCTCCAAACCCCTGACTCTACTGCAGATGTAGCTTTAGATTTACCTGCACAGGTCACTAGAGCATTGAGTATAGAAAAATCTAGAATTCGTAATGAAAATAAAAAAACAGGTTGGAAAATAAAAGGCCCAAACATGACTGCACCTAGACCTGTGTATATGCCTGCTTTAGTTTCTGCAGGCATTGGATACAACGCCCAATTAGGTCTTAGTCAAACTGCGGGCACTAGAGGGTCGAAAGATGCTGGATTAGATGGCTTGAACACTGTGTACTTATTACTTCGAGACTTAGGATATGAACTCAGTATTGATCCTACAGTTCAAAATCCTGTAACTTATGGAAATCTTACTTTATCTGAAACACAAAAAGCTCCTTTTAGGGGAACTACAAGGACTGATAGAAATTCCTTAATACAACAAATTGAGGATACTGGTTTATTTACTAGAGAAGAAATAAATGAGGAGCTTGCAAATAGAGAACGAGATAAGTTGGATAGGGGCGGCCTCGCTAGTGAAACGGAGCAAAGTATAGAAAGCGTTGAAGATTTTATAAATGAGGAAGTAAATCCTCTTATAGATGAACCCAGCAATAAAATTGTAACTCCCTCTATGCGAGAAGAAGGTCAGTTTCAGTTTGAACAAGCACAGGACGAGGGTGCCGACGTTGAGCCAGGTTTGCCTCCAGAACAAGAAGCAACCGCTGCTTATAATGCTGCTACTTTTTATGAGTTAGGGCAACCTACTAGGAATTATTCAACTAGGCCCCAAGCCCCTAAGATGACCTATACAGTATCAGAAACTTTATCTAATAGATTTGGCGCACCAGGATTTGTTGAAAGTTTAATGAATATTGCAAGAGATAAATTTAAGCTTACAAACGAAATAGCAGTGCTTTCAGCAGATGAAAATCCTAATACTGGTAATCCTGAAATAGACCAGTTAGTTAGAGACCAACAACAGATAATGCAAGAGCAGGACTTAAAAGGTCGGATTATAAATTTTAGAAACGCTAGTATTATTCTGATAAATCTTAATGAAGGTGCTACTAAGTTTGAACAAGGCGTTGCAGCTCTAGCGTTAGCTCACGAGCTAGGACATGCTGTGTTTAATCAAGAAGCTATTAACTCTTTATCTAATAAAACTTTGTTTAACAATTTACTAAAAGAATTTGAAAAAGCTAAACAAGAAATAGGTACTAATCAGTATGAAGGTGAGTTTGGGTTTGAAGAATGGTATGCAGACCAAATAGCTGCTTACTTATTAGATCCTACAAAATCTGCTAAAAACCAAGCACAATCTTTTTTCAAAAGAATTGCTGCAAAAATACAAGAAGCGTTTAATTCGTTGAGTTCAGTCGTTAGACAAAGATTTGACCTTAACCCTACTTTTGCTGAGTACGTAGAAGAAGTTACTAGTTCATATAGAGATGGAGTCAAAGACCCAATAAGACAACCAACTAGCTTACCTGAACGGTATTATGTTAGAAATATAGTAGACAATTTCATACCTCAAACTGTTAAAAACGTAGCAGGTAAGAAATTCTTTAATGACTTAAGAAAAACAACTGCTGAGTTACTATCGTCTGATAACAAAATTCCTAGAATGTTAAAGTACATTTTCTATGATAATGATAATTTTTTAAGATCTTTAGGCCCAGTAGGCAAACAGATATCAGAAATTTTCTATTCTCCTACGCAAACTAAAACACAGACAGGGTTTTTAACTACTAAAATTGTAAAGATAAACGCAAAAGTAAATGAGCTTTCTAATATTTTAGGGTTAGATGAGGTAGCTACTGTTACACCAGAAGCTAGGCAAATATTGTTAGAAGCAGAAGATAATACTAAATCAAATGAAGAACTAAGCGAGAAGGCAAAAGAAGTTAGAGAATGGTTATCTAATTTTTATGAGCAAGAAGGATTAAGCGAATTAGGTATTCAAAAGCTAGAAAACTACTACCCTAGGTTAGTAAACATTGCAGA